TTCTTGAACAGTATATCAGTGACATGTGCGGATGCGCTAAGACACACTTAGTTGTCCGTGGAGCCAACGAAGCCGCTGTTAATCATCAAGAAGCAGAAAACTTCAAAGAAGCCCAAGCAAAGCCTTTAATTGGACAATGTGACCCACAGCCATCGGATAATCAAGATCTAGTCGGTGAGAAACAAAAAATGTCTATGTTAAAAGATCTTATGAAAGACAAACACATGGGCGAGCAGTATAAAGGTGTAAACGATGCTATCTTAGCAGGGTCTGCTCCTACTGAAAAGTCTTCAGAAATGCCGGAAGGCACATCTATCAGCCCAATTGGCTCTAAAGCCCGTAAAGGATAAAAATATGGACATGAAAAAAATGCTGACAATCTTGTCAGAAAGCAAACAAGTTAATGAATGCGGAGACATGATGAACAGTAGTGTTCCTAGCACTCCTCCAGTATCAATGAGCGTTAATCTAAACGCACAAGGTATTGATCAGATCAAAGATTTGCTTAACCTAATGAACAAAGCAGACGGCGCACTAGCACCTGGGCTAGTCGGACAAGGTCCAGCATCAATGGCTATGCCGATGCCAGAACCTAAGCCAATGCCTATGGCAATGCCAATTGGCATGGATAAGCCAGAAGAGCCTAAAGAACCAGACATGAAGGATCTAATTAAGATTGCTACAGATGCTGGCCCAGAAAAATCAGGTGAAGAGCCTGCAGGTAAGAAAGAAATGCAAGACGTTGCTAACGATGTTAAAGGTCTTGCAGATGAACTTAAAAACAGCCCTGCTGGTACAGGTATGAATGAGCCAACATATGGCGATTTAGATGCCGCAGTGCCGAATGGAGATGACCTGCACAAACAAAAGGGTACATATCCTAAAGTTGCTGGTGGCGATAATCCAATGCAACGTATGGAAGGTATCAAATCTAGTTTATCTTCATTATACAAACAAATTAAAGAAACACGTTAATTCGTCGGCAGTTAGCACACTGTTTAAACTGTGCCAAATAGGCTCTTCGGGGCCTATTTTTTTCGGTAAATAATTTTATGGCAGGAAAAACATTAGACGGCGTTCTTATTAAGAAAGCCCACAAACAAGAGAAATTTTCTGAAAATCAAATTCAGGATTTGGCCCAATGTGCTGACCCTGAATTAGGCTATCTATATTTTGCAAAGAATTTCTTTTATATTCAGCACCCTGTTAAGGGTAAGGTTAAGTTTGAACCTTTTGAATATCAATTGCGTCTAATGGACAGTTACCACAGTTATCGCTTTAACATCAACATGATGCCACGACAAAGCGGTAAGACAACTTGTGCCGCAGGTTACTTGTTGTGGTATGCTATGTTTAACCCTGATCAAACTATTCTAGTTGCCGCACACAAATACACAGGCGCACAAGAAATTATGCAACGTATTCGTTATGCATATGAACTATGTCCTGATTATATTCGTTGCGGTGTAACAAACTATAACAAAGGGAGTATTGAATTTGATAATGGATCACGTATTGTATCAGCAACTACTACTGGCAACACTGGTCGCGGTATGTCAATATCCCTACTATACTGTGACGAGTTTGCATTTGTACAGCCAAACATTGCAGACGAGTTTTGGACATCTATTTCACCAACACTAGCCACTGGTGGTCGTGCAATTATTACTTCAACACCTAACAGTGACGAAGATACATTTGCTATTATCTGGAAAGAAGCCTCTAGGACTTTTGACGAATTTGGCAATGAAAAAACAGACGGCACAGGTGCTAACGGGTTCCATGGATACAAAGCCGAATGGTGGGAACACCCAGATCGAGACGATAAGTGGAAAGAACAAGAACTAGGACGTATCGGTGAAGAACGTTTCCGTCGTGAGTACGGTTGTGAATTCTTGATCTTTGACGAAACACTGATTAACAGTATCTGCTTGGCTGGTATGGAAGGTGTAGAACCTATAATGAAAATGGGACAAGTACGTTGGTACAAAAAGCCCAAAGACGATATGTTGTACATTGTCGCCCTCGACCCTGCGTTGGGCACAGGCGGCAACAATGCGGCAATTCAAGTGTTTGAACTTCCTACACTAGAGCAAGTTGCAGAGTGGCAACACAATCAAACAGCAGTAGAAGGACAAATTAAGATCCTTCGCGATATTAACAAATACATTGCAGATTGTTGCCCTGCTATGAATGGTGCTAACATTTACTGGAGTGTTGAAAACAACACACTAGGCGAAAGTGCCCTTATAGTTATTAAGAATGTAGGCGAAGAAAATATACCCGGAATGTTCATCGCAGAGCCAATACGCAAAGGACATGTACGTAAGTTCCGCAAAGGATTTAATACTACGCATAAGACTAAAATATCATCTTGCAGTAGATTAAAACACCTAATCGAAAGCGGAAAGATGAAGATTAAGTCAAAAGCAGTTATTTCGGAACTAAAAGCCTTTATTGCTACAGGTATTACATTTAAAGCAAAAACAGGCGAAACTGACGACCTAGTAAGTGCATTGTTACTAGCAGTACGCATGAGTGCCGTGCTTGCAGACTGGGATCAGCGTGTATTTGACCTAATGAGCGGGCGTGGAGGGGAAGACGAAGAAGACTTCGAGCCGCCTATGCCTATCTTTATTTCCAGCAGTTTTTAACTAAATATAAACATGAAAGACTTGAGTACTATCAGCAGTGATCTGTTTAACAAAATCCGCAGTCGTTTTTCTGATATAAAAATCGGTGACGAAAGCGGTGCCCTAACCAATGACGAAACACAGGCCCGTTTCTTTGATGTTAACTATAAAGCCGGTGGAAGAGATTTAGGTAGAATTAACATTAAAATCGATGATGATGCATTAACTGTAATCTATAGCACAGACATGCTAGACGGTGCAGGTGATGCTAAAACTGATTGGTTTAATTTTCTAAAAGATCTACGTCAGTTTGCAAGATCAAACTTGCTGACATTTGACACTAGAGATATTACAAAATCAAACCTAGATAAACGAGATTACAAATATCTAAGCAAAGAAAGCGGAGAAAACAAAATGAGTGAATCAAAACTATTCGGCACTAGCAAGACTAGTTTCCAAGACATGGGCGAGGCAAAAATTATTGTCAAACACAGCGCACCAGTCAATATGGAAAATCCTGCAGGTCGTACACAGCGAATTGAAAGCATCTACATTGAAAGTGCCAATGGTGAACGCTTCCGCTATCCACATCGTCATTTGAACGGTGCTCGTGCAATGGCACGTCACGTAGCCAACGGCGGTACAGCATACGATTCAATGGGTCAATATATCAGCGGGCTAAGTGAAGAAATTGGCAAACTACGTCAGTTCAAGCAATACACACAACGCAGTGGTGTAATGGCAGAAGCATTGAGTGATGTCACAGAACAAGTTTTTGAACGCATTGATCAGATCAAATTGGAAATTGCCGCACTACAACGTCAGCAATACTACGAAGCATTTGCAGAAAGTTTTAAACCAACAGAAAGCGTAGAAGTTCCAGAAGACATTATGCAGAATTGGGTTGATGCACTAACCATCAAAACTTTCAACGAAGAATTAACCAGTGTATTCCCATACTTGTATCGTTTGGTAAAAGAAAAGCAAGAACAAGGTCTAACATATGATGATCTAGTAGCAGAAGCCACATGTTCAAGTTGCCACAAAGATCCGTGCGAATGCGAAGATACAAAAGAAAGCACAGACATGTTCAGCGAGTTTGAACAGCAAGTTGACGAATTGGCTACATTAAATTTTGAAGCCGATAAAGGTGACATGGACCACGATGGCGAAGACGAACCAGACGACCAAGAGTACATGCAGAATAAAGACACGGCCATTAAAAAGGCCATGGGCGACGAAGAACCAAAGAAAGAGTCAATCAGCAAAGAAGTGGTAGAATTTATTGCTAGTATGTATGATAGAGAATCTAAGACTTTCCCACGTGGCGAAGAAGGCGTTAAGATTGCTGTGGAAAAGAAGTTTGGCGAGCAAGCAGGCCAGTTTGCTAACTATGTAGTTGAGAAACTATCAGCAAAACCTTTCGATCCAGAGCAGTTCGGCAGCGATGGCGCAGGTGCTGGCGCTGGAGATATTACTAAAGATGACGAAGAAGACAAAATGAATGAACTAGTTCGTATTCGTACATTGGCAGGAATGTAAACGGCAAAATAGACCACATTTAGGCAAGATATTTTCTTGCTTTAATAAATAAAAGTGCGTACAATAACATGTATGCACTTTTTGTTTTACAGTTGGTGTAAAACAAATATAGGCAAAACAGGCATATTAAAAGGAGAAATATTATGGCCACATTAGCAGAAATCCGTGCAAAACTTCAGGCACAAGAAACACGTTCAAGCGGCGAGAATCGCCCCGTTGGTGACAACGCAATCTATCCGTTCTGGAACCTAGAGCAAGGTAAAGAATCCACAGTCCGTTTCCTCCCAGATGGTGACTCAAACAACACTTTCTTCTGGGCAGAGCGTCTTATGATCAAACTGCCATTCGCAGGCATCAAAGGCGAGACTGATAACAAACAAGTTCAAGTACAAGTTCCTTGTATGGAAATGTATGGCGAAACTTGCCCAATCCTTTCCGAAGTTCGCGGCTGGTTCAAGGACAAGAGCCTAGAAGAACAAGGTCGCAAATACTGGAAAAAGCGCAGTTACATTTTCCAAGGTTTCGTTGTAGAAGACGGCCTTAAGGAAGATGGACAACCAGAAAACCCAATTCGTCGATTCATTATTGGCCCACAAATTTTCCAATTAATCAAGTCAGCATTAGTTGACCCAGAGTTGGAAGAATTGCCAACAGACTTCGCACGTGGCGTTGACTTTAAGTTGGTTAAGACATCTAAAGGTGGTTACGCAGACTACTCTACTTCAAAGTGGAGCCGTCGTGAGCGTCCATTGACCGACGCTGAAGCAACTGCTGTTCAAACACACGGTTTGTTTAACTTGCAAGACTTCTTGCCAAAGAAGCCAACAGAGATTGAATTGAAAGTTATCAAGGAAATGTTTGAAGCAAGTGTTAACGGTGAGCCATTTGACAAAGAAGCATGGGGTCAATACTTCCGTCCAGCAGGCATGGGCCAAGTAACAGGCGATCCAAACAAAGCAACTGCCGCACCAGCAGACAGCGATGTTGATCCAGATGAGGCACCTGCAAGACCTGCTCCTGTAGCAAAGCCAGCGGCACCAGCCGCAACTGCTTCTAGCAGTGGTGGTAGTGGTCGTGCTGAAGACATCCTTGCGATGATTCGCAATCGTCAAAAGCAGTAATCAAGACTCGAGGGCACTTCGGTGCCCTTCTATAACTACAAGCACAAGGAGATATCATGGCTAAACTTAGCAAGTTGGCAAAAGTCAACGAATCTATCACCATCAATCGTTATGACAACGGTTTCATGGTCGAAGTAGGCGGTCGCGATGAAGAAAGCGATTGGAAAAACTGTAAAATTCTTTGTAACACAGAAGATGAAATGCTGGCTGTTGTTAAAGAATGGAATACAATGGAGGTCGATAGTTAATGGCTACTAAAGCATTTGACCTTTCAAAATTCCGTAAGACTCTAACTAAGAGCATCGACGGACTAGGTGTTGGTTTCAACGATCCTACAGACTGGATCAGCACTGGAAACTATGCACTAAACTATCTTATCAGTAGTGACTTCCACAAAGGAGTTCCACTAGGTAAAGTTACTGTGTTTGCCGGAGAAAGCGGCGCAGGTAAGAGTTTTATCTGTAGTGGTAACTTGATTCGCAACGCACAGGAACAAGGCATTTATGTTGTTCTAATCGACAGCGAAAACGCACTAGATCAAAAATGGCTGGAAGCACTAGGTGTAGACACCAGCGAAGAAAAGTTACTTAAACTCAACATGGCTATGATTGATGACGTTGCTAAGACCATCAACGAGTTCATGAAAGAGTATAAGGCAATGGCAGAACGCCCAAAAGTTCTTTTTGTCATAGACAGTCTTGGTATGTTACTGACCCCGACCGATGTTAATCAGTTCGAAGCGGGCGACCTAAAAGGTGACATGGGCCGTAAGCCTAAAGCATTAACAGCATTGGTTCGTAACTGTGTTAATATGTTTGGTAGTTATAATGTTGGTTTAGTTGCTACTAACCACACATACGCAAGCCAAGACATGTTCGACCCAGATGACAAGATCAGTGGTGGACAAGGTTTCGTTTACGCAAGTTCTATCGTAGTTGCTATGAAGAAACTCAAACTCAAAGAGGATGAGGATGGCAACAAAGTTTCAGAAGTCAAAGGTATTCGTGCCGCATGTAAAATCATGAAGACACGCTATGCTAAACCTTTTGAAAGTGTACAAATTAAGATCCCGTACGAAACTGGTATGAACCCTTATTCAGGTCTTGTTGACTTGTTCGAAGCAAAAGGTTTCTTGCAAAAAGATGGCAACAGACTTAAATAAAGTCATGTCAGACTTTCTTGCTAACCCAACAATGAACATTGACATGGAAACTGGAGAGATTTTAGAAAATGCTGAATGAAGATCACATTGTTGATATTTGGACTGGGCTAAAAGAGTTTTTTGACAAAAAAGCCATTGAAACTGTTGCCAGCAAGTATGTTGATATACTTGCCGACAACGGCGTAGAAGATCACGTCTTTAAAGCGGCACTAGGCGGTGACGAGGACTTGGACCAAGCAATCGAATATTACTTAGATGATTGGGACGGTGAAGAGGACGAAGAAACCGACTACGGCGCTGAAGACTACGACTATGACGAGGACTAATGGGCTGGTATACTGAAGTCAGTAAGGACATTGGTAAAATTCCTGACGCTGTTTTATTCTTTGAAACTGAATTAGAAGAAGCACGTCAGGAAGTACGTCTTTACGGCAATCTAGAAAAAGCAGCCGCATCAATGCCCGGCATTGTTGAACATCGTTTTGGTCAACTTCAAGAGATTGAAGCCATACTAGAATATCTCAATATCGAACTACGTAGACTTAAGAGTAGTTTTTTTAGAAAGTATCTAGAAAATTATGCTCGTGCGTTGAGTAGTAGAGATTGTGAGAAGTATGTTGAGGGTGAAGCAGATGTTGTTGATATGGAAAAGATTATCAATGAGTTTGCACTACTACGCAACAAATGGTTAGGCATCACTAAGGGTCTAGATCAGAAGCAATGGCAAATTACCAACATCACTAAACTTCGTGTTGCTGGTATGGAAGATGCTAAAATTTAAGGACGCATTCCAGGGAATACAGTACGCTTAAATTTTTGATTGTCTTGATCGATAGTTTCAAATAATTTTAAATCGAGCCCTAGTTGTTTTACAAGAGCATCTAGGGCTTTTGTGTCTTTGGGCAAGCACATGCCACCATATCCTCTTAGTTTGTCGTTGACATCTAAGTAGTCAGGACTTGCCGTTCCCCTAATCAAATATGTATCTTTAATCTTTTCGTAGTCAGCGCCGAGACGTTGACAAATTTCATATATAGCATTTGCAAAAACAATTCTCGTTGCATTAAACACATTAGAATAATACTTTAACACTTCTGCTTCTGTAGGAGTCATCATAACTGTATTTTTAGGAAAATAGCCGTGACTTTTAACTACTACACGATATGTTTCTTCATCATGGCACCCTACTGCTAGTAAATTATGATTGACAACAAAATCTTCAACAGCACTACGTTCACGTAAAAATTCTGGAACAAAGCATAATCTCAAATTAGTTTCGCTGATTAATTGTTCAGTTGTGCCCGGTACACTAGTTGATTTAAGAGCAACAACACCAGCATAAGCAAGACGTTCTAAATCACGAATAGTTTGTTTTACAATACTTAAATCGCAACTTCCGTCTTCGGCTTCTGGTGTAGGTACACATACATAAACAATTTCAGTATCTACTACATTTTCAATGCTGGTATTATATTTTGGATCGTGTATGAATACTTCATGATCTAATAATTCAAATCCTTTACGGCAAGCACTTCCAACAGCACCTACTCCTACTATACCTACTTTCATAAACTCTCCAATGTTAACCTAATACCTTCTTCTAGTGAAACTTTAGGTCGAAAATTTGTCAATGTTTTTAACTTTGTTGTGTCGCCTTCTCTACGACTAACACTACCTTGCGGAGCATCTTCTAATATTAAATCGCCAGTTATATTACTCTGCTGACAAATTATTTCTGCTATTTCTTTAATAGAACGTTCGTCTGTGACACCTACATTTATAATTTGATTCTTGCAATTTTCATTAAACAAAATATCAACTGTTGCATCTACAGCATCACTGATATACATGAAACTTCTAGTATTACTCCAACCTTTTAACGACAAATCACCTTGGTTTGCTCTAGCAAAGAATTCTGGAATAAAATGATCAATTTGTCCAGGTCCATAAATGTTGTGATATCTAATTATTGAATAGTCTTGTTTAAATTGATGATGTGCGGCAATTACTTGTACTTCGTTGGCTATTTTACTACCACCGTAACTCCATCTTGGATTTGTGACATCATTGATTACTAACGGTACTGTTTCGTCTGTGGGCACAGTCCAATTAAACGTATCCACTGCACCTGCATAACTTTCGCAGGTTCCTGTAAAAATAAACCGTTCAACTTTACCTGCGTATCTTTCTAATAGATATTGTGTAGGCAATAAATTATCACGGACAACATCAAACGGACGTTGATAAAAGTGTTTAGTGCCATTAAACGCAGCCAGATGTACAACAATATCAACGTCGGGCAACAATGTTGTATCTTCGTAATTGGACAAATCAAATCCTAATTTACGATCTGCCTCTATGACATGATGTCCTAACTCGTTTAATTTTTTACATAAATGCTTGCCAATGAAGCCTTTACTACCAGTAACTAGAATTGTTTTCATACCTATATTTAGCGGCTAAATATGAGCAGTTAATGAATTGTATATGAGAACATTTAAAGTAATAACATCACAGCACGAACCTTACTATAATATGATAGGCAAGGATTGCATAGCGTCTTTTCTAGAGTTTTGGCCCGAAGAAGTAACAATGGAATTATGGGCAGAAGGATTTATTCCGGATATAAAACACGACAGATTAGTAATTAAAGATTTTGAAAAAATTAATCCTAGGTTCAAAGATTTTGAATCTTTAATGTTTAGTTCAACTGACAATCACAAAGTATTGTCGAAGAGAAATTTTTGGCTCAAAGGTCATGTTGCGTTAACTGCTCTTGAAGAATTTGAGGGCGATGTATGTATTTGGTTAGACAGCGATGTAGTAACACATTCGACTATAACAATAGAATACCTCAACAAATTAATACCAGAAGATGTTTTATCTGTAGATATACCTGCAGGAGGCAAAGGCAGAGATAAAGAAGCAGAGACTGGATTCTTTGCATTAAATCTTAAGCATCCTTTGGCAAAAGAAGTTATTGAATACTACAGAGATTATCATACTAGTTTAAAAATGTTAACAACTGCTCGATACATGGAAACATCTGTATGGTGGGAAGCAATAAGACGAGCAAATAAAAAAGGTGCAAAGGTAAATCATTTAACCGCAACTAAAGATCACTTAATGCCTTTTATGTACACTGAATTAGCAAATTATATGAGACACTGGGTCGCTCCTACAAATAAATCTCAATATGCTAAAGGCAATAGAGTTAAAACACAGGAAGAATAATGAATTCAAATTCTCAAGCCTTTCAGGATCTATTTGCACTGTCGTTATTTGGTAATAACGGTACATACGTTGAGATTGGTGCTCACAAACCTGTTAAAAACAGCAATACTTATAAACTAGAAGTTGAGCACGGGTGGAAAGGGTTTAGTATAGAATTTGATAGTAGATTGAAAAGATTTTGGGAAAAGCACCCAGAAAGAAAAAATACAGTCTATTGGGATAATGCATTAACCTTTAATTACAAAGATGCAGTTGTATCAAATAACCTGCCAATGCATATAAACTACCTTTCATGTGATATAGAGCCACCTGAGAATACATTTGCGGCCCTTAAAAAAATAATCGAAGAAGGAATCACATTTGATTGCATTACCTTTGAACACGACCTATATCAATCAAATAAAGATTTTAATAAAACTGCTATAGAATTTTTAAAATCATACGGTTACAAGATTGCAGTAACTGATGTTTTTTATAGAGTTCCGGAAAATCATTTTGAGACTTGGTTTGTCAATGAGGGTATAGATTTCCCTACACAAAAATATAAAGATTGGATTAATACAATAAAATGAAAAAAATTGTTCTTATCACCGGAGGTTTCGATCCTGTACACAGCGGACATATTGCTTATATAAATGCCGCTAGAAAATTAGGAGATATATTAGTCATAGGACTAAACTCCGATGACTGGCTTACACGTAAGAAAGGTGCACCTTTTATGCCTTACATGGAACGTTCAGCAGTTCTTAGAAATATGAAGGGTGTAGATTTTGTCATAGACTTCGATGACAAAGACGGTAGTGCTAAACACGCTATTTGGATGGTACGTCAAAGTTATCCACAAGATAAAATTATCTTTGCCAATGGCGGAGACAGAACCAACGACAATATTCCAGAAATGGATACCGACGATACTAATATTGAATTTGTATTCGGTGTTGGTGGAGAAGATAAAAAGAACTCTAGTTCGTGGATCTTAGAAGAATGGAAAGCACCTAAAACTATTCGTCCATGGGGATACTATCGTGTATTACATACTGTAGGAAAGAATGTTAAAGTAAAAGAACTTACAGTCGACCCAGGTAAAACACTATCAATGCAACGTCATAAGTATCGTTCCGAACTGTGGTTTGTTGCAGAAGGTACTGCGGGTAATAATTGGGAGTTCGGCGGGGAAAAAATAAAACCTTATAAGACAGAAATTATTAATCCTACCGAATGGCACCAATTACACAACCCAACTGATCAACCATTAAAAGTAATTGAGATACAATACGGCGAACGATGTGAAGAAGAGGACATCGAACGAAAATGAAAGTATTTGTAGGTTACGATAGCAGAGAAGATATTGCATATCGTGTCTGTGAACATAGTATTAAAAAACATTGTCCCACTGCGGATGTTGTTCCCCTTGTACAAGACGATTTAAGAAAAGTTAATTTATATTGGCGCGACAAAGATCCGTTAGCAAGTACAGAATTTACATTTACTAGATTTTTAGTTCCTGCACTAATGAATTATCAAGGGTGGGCAGTGTTTTGCGATTGCGACTTTGTGTGGACAGACAGCATAGAAAAATTATTTGCTCTTAAAGATGACCAGTATGCAGTAATGGTAGTCAAACATGATTACACTCCACCTGAAGGTACAAAGATGGATGGCCAACGACAATTACCGTACCCACGTAAAAACTGGAGTTCGATGATATTATGGAATTGTGGACATCCTAGTAACAAATACCTAGTTCCTGAGGCTGTTAATGCAGAAACAGGGCAATTTCTCCATAGATTTCAATGGATTAGAGACCATTACGTAGGCGAAGTAGGAAAAGAATGGAACTGGCTAGTTAATTGGTACAAAGAACCTCAAGACGGTAAGCCTGTGGCAATTCATTATACCGAAGGCGGTCCTTGGTTCGATAATTACAAAGACTGCGAATATGCAGACGTCTGGAACAATTATAGACTTGAACTATGACTACTGTAAATGTTTACTTTGCAGGTATTCCTGCAAAAAATAATAAAATAGAAAAAGTACAAGTACTAAAAAGTTTTGCCTTGGGTGCTAAAAAAGATCCCAACGCCTTTGTCTATGAAGTTGCAGAAATGAAATATGCAGTTTCAGATGTAGCAGTGATTCAAGGGTGGGTACATGAACAAAGTCAAAGTGCTCCTCATTTAAATTTTAGAAAAACAATCATCGACGGACAACGAAAAGAAAGAAAACGAGTCGTTGCCATTGATAGTAACTTATTTTTATATAGAGATCCTGGCAATACTAAAACTTATCTTAGATTTAGTTTTGACGGAATATTTCCCACCACAGGTGAATATTTTGACAGCATTGTAGACAAAAGTCACTGGCAAGAAATAAAATCTAACATAGGTTTCGACTTACAGCCGTGGAGAACTACCGGAGAACATATTTTAATTTGTCTTCAGCGTAATGGCGGATGGAGTATGCAGGGTCTAAACGTCATGGAATGGTGCATTAAAACAATTAAAGAAATTAAAAAGTATAGTCAACGTCCTATAGTTGTTAGAGCACACCCCGGTGATAGGAACGCTAAAAATTATTTAAAATTACACGAGCCTAATGTAAAAATTAGCACAAACGAAAATATTTTAGATGATTTTAAAAATGCTTGGGCAACTATAACTTATAATAGCAGTCCAGGTGTAGCCAGTGCAATAGAAGGTATACCTGTATTTGTAACAGACCCTAATGCTAAAAACAGTCAGGCATATAATGTATGCAATACAGATTTAAAAAATATCGAAAATCCTGTAATGGCAGAAAGACAAGACTGGATAGAAAGATTGGCAATGAGTCACTGGAATTTTCAAGATTTAGAAAGTGGAAAAGCATGGAATCACATAAAGAAGTTCCTATAAGAAAGTTTGCCGTATGTACAACCTTTAATGAAAAGGGTTATCACAAGTACGGACAACGAATGATACAAAGTTTTTTAGCCAACTGGCCAAAAGAAGTAATTCTTTACATCTATGCTGAAGATGTTGAAGTTTTAGAATTTGCAGAAAACTTAGTTGTCCTCGACTCGCATAAAACAAATCCACCATTAGTAGAATTTAAACAACGATGGAAAGATGTACCTAAAGCCAATGGAGATATTTCATCTATACCACACCTTGCTGGCAGACGAGATGCACATAAGCAATTTAGATGGGATGCTGTAAGATTTTCTAATAAGGTATATTCAGTTTTTAAATGTGCTAGAGAATCAAATGTATCTGCGTTGCTGTGGATGGATGCAGACATGTACTGCCATAGTCCTATAACTTTACAAGAATTAGAAATACTATGTCCTACAGATATCGATTTGGGATTTCTTGGACGAGAACGTAAATTTAGTGAATGCGGGCTGTATTATATGAATTTACAGTCGGTAGAAACAAAAACATTCTTAAAAAAGTTTCAAGAATATTACGATAATGCAGAACAAGGAATTTTTAGATTAACAGAGTGGCATGATAGTTTTGTCTTTGATGAAGCAAGAAAAGATGTTGCTTTAAAAGAATTAAATTGGAGCAAAGGACTTATCAAAGGCGAAGGGCACCCCTTAATAAACTGTAAATGGGGCGCATACTTAGATCACCTTAAGGGTGAAAGAAAAACTCTAGGTAAAAGTAAAGTTACTGACCTAATTGTTAAGAGAAGTGAAACATATTGGAATAATAAATGACAAAATTTGCATGTATAACCTCGGTTAATCAACAGTACTACGACCATTGCGGCCGAGCATGTATTGAAAGTTTTCAAGCCTATTGGCCAAAAGATATAGAACTGTATGTTTACAACGAAGACATGCAAAAGCCACCAAAGGCAAAACGTACTACCTACATACCTTGGAAAATTTTAACAGATTTCCCACCATTTGCCTCTAGAACTGAAAATGGTCATGTAATAAAATTTGCAAAAAAGGCCTACAGCATTATTCATGCATTTGAACAATTAAACGTAGATAGAATTATTTGGTTGGATGCGGATACTACCACTACTAGAGAAGTTCCAATGCACTTTTTGGAATTAATTGCACAAGATGATGTACTCAGCACACATTTTGGAGTCAAACATCATTGGCCCAGTGATGCTGATCCTGAACGCCATAGTTTTAGTTGCGAAACAGGATTTTTTATTGCCAACAAACGTCATCCTATGTTTGTTCAGATGGCTAAAAGGTACAAACAGTATTACAATGAGGATCTAGGGTATTCATTGAGAAGATTTTATGATGGAGAAGTGTATGGAGCAGTTGTTGCCGAGATGGAACAACAAGGTGCTAAACTTTTAGACCTAAATAGAGATCATAGTATTAAAACTCCTATACCTCGTAGTGTGATTGCACCTTACATTACTCATTATAAGGCTGGAAGAAAAGATTCTGTTACCAACGAAGAATTATTAAAAAATATTCCAGATGCGGAAGAATGAAACTCGCATATTTTCCCAATCAAATTGCGCTAAACGGCCAAATAGTACTTAATGCCTTCCTTGCAGGATGTCGGTCTTTGGGAATAGAGTGTGTTCCTAATCAACAAGACGCTGATGCGGCAGTTATTTGGAGCGTGGTATGGATGGGACGCATGAGACAGAACCGTGCAGTCTACGAACACTATCGAAGTCAAGGAAAACCTGTGTTTATTCTTGAAGTAGGCAGTCTTCGAAGAAACGTTACTTGGAAATTAGCAGTGAACAATGTCAATGGCGAAGGAATGTTTGCCAACACTGATAATTTTATTCAGGACAGAGATAAATTTTTAAATCTAAATCTTAGCCCTATAAAAACTCAACGAAAAAGTGAAATCCTTATAGCAAGTCAGCATCAGCATAGTCAGCAATGGCTCGATATGCCGTCTGTAGACGAATGGATTAATCAAATCATTGGAGAAATAAGAAAATACACTGTTCGACCGATTGTTGTGAGACCGCATCCACGCAGTTTGACCAGAATGCGTAGTGTTGGCAACATAGTTGTAGAAATTCCAAGAAAAATTCCAGGATCCTATGACAATTATAACCTAGCACATGACTACCATTGTGTAATTAATTGGAACAGTGGTGTTGCCGTTCAGTCTGCCATCAACGGATGTCCAATTATAACCGGCCCAACTAGTTTGGCCTACGAAATCAGCGACAAAATTGAAAATATTGAAAATATTTCATTACCTAATAGAGAAGATTGGTTTAAGAAACTCATACACACTGAATGGTTGGTAGAAGAATTGGCACAAGGTATACCTCAACGCCGTTTACTTGATAAACTATGACTTGACTTCTTATATTTTTGTGTTATACTGTTAATATATGATGACAGTCGAAGACACAATCGAAATTTTAGCAGGCTTACGTCCAAGAAAAGTCAACATTCGAGTTGACGCTCAAGATATTAAATTGATTACTAGTCTTGGAAGGCAAATTGCAAAGAAAATTGCCCTAACTGACCGCCAACTTGACCTAAGTTTGAAAAAAATTGAAAAATATAGGTCAGGATTGGAAAAATGCGACGTGGCAGTGGACGAAGTTTTATCCTTCAAGACACTGAAGTGGCCGCTGAGAGTCATTGACCGTACACAGAGCATTTGGATTGACACTGACCCTGAAAGCAAAAAGCCAGTGATCATGGTCAAATACGTATTTTCCAAGAAATTTGCCGAAAATTGGTCAAAAATTGAAGAAAATTTAAGTGCCTATAGTGGCAGTGACAAAAGTATTAAACGTGTTGCTTACACTGAACGCAATCTTCACAACATTGTCAAAGGCCTTGAGTCGATGGAGTTCACTGTCACCGACGAAATTCGTGAAATTTGTGAAAAAATTGAAAAAATCCTGGAAAATCCTGATGGCTTTGCACCATACCTTGACTACGAGGATGGAAAATTAATTTTAAAAAATTCAAACGTAAAGTGCGAAGAAGTGTTTTCTAAAAAAATTGAAAATTTTTCAGATAACAATATCTTAGAGTATGTAGACTATGCAAAATCTCTAGGGATACCATTAAAATCACGAAATTTGCTGAAAAAAATATCAGAAATTGCCGAAGACACACTTGCAAGAAAAGTTTCTTACGAATACTCGTCGCGGTATAGAATCAATCCTGAAAATTATTCCTTGACTGATCTAGTATCTACTGTTAACACACTAAATCAATGGCCGTTGGTTGTAGTAGTAGAGGAAAATAATCAAATTTTTGACACAGTTAAGTCACTTGTAGATGAGTTTGCCAAGTTTGTTCCTAAAGATAAAATGAACGTCTTCTTTAGATTAAAGAATGAGCAAACTGACAGTCAGCAATTTAACCAATTTGTCAAGGATAACAACTTAAATAATTATATAGACTCAACAACCAAGGTAGTTTTTATTTTAAGAACAAGAATACCTAAACCGTTGCTTAAAGCGGCATGGTCTCCGACTACTGCCATCATAACCAGTACACATGACTTTGGTAGAATGGCAGCATACTTGAATGACTTTTCTACCGTATACTATTATAATAACTCTGTAACCATGCGAAGCAGTAGGCTAAAGGGGGCCGACAAAATTGTCCAGTTGTAAAATAATAATTAGAGACGAAGTAAACATTAAAATTGAAGGTCTCCCTGTAGAAATTAGGAGAAAACTTTCTAACGCATTGAAGTTCGAACTTCCTTATGCACGACACATGCCACAGTACAAACTTGGACGTTGGGATGGCACAACGACCTTCTTTGGCCTCGGCGGCAATGGTTATCTTAATCACCTTGATGTCATATTACCTATCTTAGAAGAATGTGGTGTTGACATCGAAGAGATAGAAGATTTACGTCAAGTTCATAAATTTGACTTTGCACCTATCACTGATCAGTACTGGGCTGAAAAAGGAAAAGTATGGCCTAAAGGTCATCCTATTGCTGGTCAACCTATCGTACTAAGAGACTATCAGTTAGACGCAATCAACAACTTTATGAGTCATCCACAGGGCTTGCAAGAACTTGCCACAGGCGCTGGTAAAACAATTATCACAGCAACATTGTCAGCACTATGCGAGCCATACGGACGCACATTGGTTATTGTTCCTAACAAAGGTCTTGTTGTACAAACTGAAGAAGACTATCGCAACGTTGGCTTAGACGTTGGCGTATACTTCGGTGACAGAAAAGAATTAAATCGCACACATACTATCTGTACATGGCAAAGTCTTAACATTTTAGATAAGAAAAGTGCAGACAGTGAACTACTGACATTGGCAGAATTCTTAGAAGGTGTTGTCTGTGTAATCGTCGACGAAGTACACATGGCCAAGGCAGAAGTACTGAAAAAACTTTTAAGTATGAACATGGCCAATGCTCCTATTCGTTGGGGTTTGACTGGCACAGTGCCTAAGGAAGACATTAACTTTCACAGTATTCTTGCTACATTGGGTCCTGTAGTTAATAGAATTTCTGCACACACATTGCAGGAAAAAGGTGTGCTAAGTCAATGTCACGTTAACATTGTACAAATGGTCGATGTTAAAGAATTTAGAACTTATCAAGAAGAATTAAAATACCTAGTCACAGACAGTGAACGTATTGATTATATTGGAAAACTTTGCAAGTCTATTAAAGATACTGGCAATACACTTATTCTAGTAGACAGAATTGACGCAGGTAAACAGTTAGAACAATTATTACCTAACAGTGTGTTTATCAGCGGCGAAGTTAAATTAGGCGAAAGAAAAGAACACTACGACGAAGTTAGAGACGTCGACGACAAGATTATTATTGCTACCTATGGTGTGGCAGCAGTTGGTTTGAACATTCCTAGAATTTTTAATCTAGTATTGTTGGAGCCAGGTAAGAGTTTTGTTAGAGTAATTCAATCAATCGGTAGAGGCATTAGAAAGGCAGAAGACAAAGATTTTGTACAGATATGGGACATTACGTCAACATGCAAGTACGCTAAAAGGCACCTCACGGAGCGTAAGAAATTCTATAAAGAAGCCAAGTACCCATTCTCTATAGAGAAAGTAACTTGGCAATAACGGAGAAAGTATGTTGATACTAACACTAGATAATAAGACATTTGATTTATCAAAAATGCCGGACGAAGTTGAGGATGATATTAGATTTTCAGTTCTTGACAACAACGATCCAACAAACCCTGATTTCTTTTTCATGCCATTGATATTCCTGGAAAGTTTTAATAGTCCAGCAATGGTTATGAGAATAGGACAAAATGAAATCATCATGCCCATTGATTGGAGCATTGCAGTAGCAGACAGTGAGTGTGGCAGTGAAATTGAAGTAATGCCACTGACAAGTTTAAATGACAGAGGCTTCGAGGCATTCCTCTTTAATCCACTAAGTGCATTTAAACATGAATACGGAAAGATTGAAATTGTAAATGTTTACAATGATGTAAAATGGTATTTTCCTAAAATGAAAAACAACCAATTACTAAGTGTACCGCTAACAGAAGGCACTAAACCGATGTGTGCATTCTTTACCAAAGACATCAGTAGACAATGTGAAATCATAGACTTCTTTAAGTTACTGTAATGCCACAAGACACACTAATGAACGATTTTAGACGACGCCGCATTGGTAAAACAATGAAGCGTTGTCTGGTGCCTAGACGTTGCTTTCTAAGCGGCAAACACATATGGTTACAGAAGTGTGTTGTAGTTACTACAATGCTGACTGGGCCAGGAGATGTAATTTTTACAGACTACTGGTGCAATCAGAAAGAATATTTTTTAGATGAGTTCAAAGGAAAGACATGGGTCAACTAAAGCCAGGTGTAACATATATCTATGAACGAGCAGACGGTGTAACCTACGCTAGAGAGTTTGGTGCAGATCCTAGCACACGATTTGCCATTGGCTGGGACTATGATCCGAACAAGCCCGGAGATGGTCGCAAGACTTATATTGAATCAAAGGAAACAAGACTTTGGAAAAGCATTAGGGAAACTGCAAAAACCAATCCTGCTTTACAAAAGGTCTTGAATCGTGCTATACTAATACATAACCTGATTAAGAAAAATGAGCAATAAACTAACGATAGCAGACGAAACTGGTGCAATAGATTACAGAGCAAAAGATCTCTGGGATGATCTCACAGACGAACAGAAAAAACAAATAAGTTTTTATCTGTTGTTACGGTATGCGTCTGACGTTAGAACTTCCGACACAGACTTACAAGGTATGGCTGTTGTAAAAACCAACGAATATTACAACAAGAACTTCTTTCAATTGACCAAGCATCCTAAATTACTTTGGTATCTTGTCTGTATGACTGGTAACGGAAAGAAAGATTACTTTCACGAATATATTAAGTTTAAGCCCAAAGGTGGCGACAGTAAAGTACACAAGGTCCTGGAAGAAATGTATCCTAACATGAAACAGGATGAACTTGATTTGTTGGCACAAATGACCACAAAGAGTGATATAAAAGAGTATGCCAAGAACATGGGCATGGATGATAATGCAATTAAGAAACTTGTATGAACTTAGACGTGTTCCAAAAGAAAAAAGGAATTTCTATTAAATTGACTTCAGTAGAAAAACCATATTCGTGTCAACATTGCGGCGCAGGGTTTATGAAAGAAAACACCCTGGCTGTTCACATGTGCGAACAAAAACGTAGATTCCTAGCCAAGGATGAGAAGCATGTCATCTTGGGTTATCAAACCTATGTAAGGTTTTTCCAACTGACACAAAAGGCAAAGAACATTAAGACCTACGACGAATTTGCTCGTAGTCCTTACTACAATGCCTTTGTTAAGTTTGGTAGTTTCCTCAGCAATGTAAATCCTTTGTATCCAGACAGATACATTGATTTTATTGTTACCAGCGGAGTTAAATTAGATCACTGGTGTAGAGAAGAACTCTACTACAAATATGTTTTAGACTTTATTAAAAAGGAACCTGCCGAGGTTGCTATACAACGCAGTATTAAAACTATGATGGACTGGGCAGACGCAAATAACAGTCAATGGAATCATTACTTTAAGTATGTAAGTTTAAATCGTGCAGTCTACGATATCAAAGACGGTAAGGTTACTCCATGGCTAGTATTAAACTGCACCACAGGCAGAGAAATGTTGAGCAGACTCAACGACGAGCAGTTAAGTATTATTTTTGAAGTCATGGACCCAGATTACTGGAAGAGCAGATTTAAAAAGTATCCATTAGATTTGCAGTTGGTAGCAGAAGTAGTCAAGGAAGGAAATTTATAATGCCAGATATCGACATCGACTTTGCTAACAGAGAACAGGCATTAGAATTATTTGAACACGCTGTGGCCGCACGTAAAGAAGACACAGATATTAAAAAGCATAATACTGGAGTATACTTTACCAGCATACCTAGAGATGCTAGGACTAATATAAGTACAATAGATTATAAAGAAGCAGAAGATAGAGGTTATTTTAAAGTTGATTTTTTGAACGTAGGTATCTACGAAGGTGTAAAAAGTGAAGAGCACCTCACTCAATTAATGAATCAGGAACCACTATGGGATCTACTACAAGACGACAGTTTCACGGATTTACTATTCCACGTAAATGGGCATGGCTACTTGATGAAGCAGATGAAACCATCAAGTATAGAAGAATTGGCAATGTGTCTCGCTTTGATCCGCCCAGCAAAGAGGCACCTAGTTGGGAAGACCTGGACGGAGATTGGTCAGGAGATTTGGACCAAACCAGAGAACGGTGAGTACTTCTTTAAGAAAGCCCATGCAGTGGCTTATGCTCAGGCAGTGGTAGTGCAGATGAATATGATCTGCGAACAAATTAGTTACGGTTATAGTTAACGCTTGCCTGGCTTAACTAGTTGTATCATTTTGCGTTTTACACGCTTGATTGCAATGTTGTTTAAATTAACAGTTGGGCCGAACACAATATCAACATCTTTGGTATTCATGGTTTTTATAGCGTAGCGGTACGGCTCCATTTCTGCTCGCATATAAATTGTAATAGGGATCGTACGATTACTTTCCCACCACCATGCTTCGCCCAGTTCTAAGAATAATTTACGATCATCGTCGGATCGTAAGAGTTCGTAGTCAAACATGCTAGTGACATACTGATCTTGGTTTATGACAATACCCACGTATTCTAGCCCACCGTAGTGAACCACTGAAATAAATGGGAAATTTGCTCTTATATCTTCCGTTAGTTTTACCATAAATACACTTAAGAGATTGTTAATTACAATGCAAAAAATTTCATTTTATTTAGTACCAAATCGGATTAAAGTTACTACAGATGTGGCTGGGTTCAACACGGAGTTAAGACAAGTGTATCAACGAAAAGTTAAAATTTATAAAGGTATTGATAATACCATAGAGTTCGAAGTTAGGAACAGCGACAACCGCCGAGACAACGTTGCGGGCTACGAAGTCGTTGTTAAGTTTTTTGATGCAGAACGAAAGAACGTGTTTACAGTCTCAGGACAACCTATACTAGGAAAGCCAGGCTTATTAAGCATAGTAGTAACACAAGATTTAATTGAAAAATTAGATCCGCAACTTTTAACATTTGCCGCATTTTTAAGAAATGCCGACGGTGAAAGATTACTATACAGTGATGCAGATTTTAACTTGTCTTTGACTGCTGAAATACTTAACGGATTTAATGAGCCTACAGAGTTTGTAGAAGAACTTACAGTATTTGCTTGGCAGTTCGATAGAAAACGTTTTGTCAGCGAAATTGGAAACTTTGGTACAATAATCAATGACGATTATAGTACAGCACCACAACGTGCAATGGAAGTATCCTTCGAAGGCGATTACCAAGATATTATCGAAGTCTATGCTACCAAAGATAAAAGCACAGATCCTACAGGACGTTGGGTACGTTTAGAAGATTGGGATACTAGAATTGATTTAACTAAAACCTACGAAGGTGATTACCGTTATGTAAGATTTATGCACGGCGGCCCAGGACCTGGATTCGGTGCGTTCTTTAATATCACAGTAGTAGACGGTGTATATGAATTGGTTTCTGTAATTAACAGAGGCCAAAACTATCGCCCAAGTGATCAAGTTATTATCAAAGGAAGTCGCTTAGGTGGCGACGACGGTGTTAATGATTTGACTATTACTATTGGATCGGTCAACGAGTATCCTTTGGGCTCTATCAACTCTATGTCACTGTCTTGGACTGGAACAGCCGCAGGCAATGGATACTACCGAAATGTACAGGCAAGTACTACTAATTCTGCCAGTTCTATTGACAAAATTACAATAAGAAACTAAAATGTCTACATGGATATTGTAGACGCAATCTATTCGTACCTCCCGGCAAAACGAAAACAGACACCTAGTGGCTGGACTAAGTTCAACGCGGTCTGCTGTTCTCACAACGGCAATACTCCGGATACTCGTGCTCGTGGAGGTATAATTCGAAACGCAGAAGGTTGCAGTTATCATTGCTTCAATTGCGGCTTCAAAGCCAGTTATGTAAATGGCAGACATCTTACTAGAAAGATGCGTCAACTGTTAAGTTGGTTTGGCACTCCTGATGATATTATCAACAAACTAACATTAGATGCTCTGCGTATTCAAAAAGACACAGAATTCCTTGAACAAATTACATTACCTAAGTTTGACGACAAGCCATTACCTGAGGGCGCAATGCCCATAGAAGAATGGATTAATCATTTAGATCAGTTTGACCCAAGACTACGAGCAACCTTTGATACAGTAGTTGATTATATTGTTGCTAGAGGATTTAACCCACTAGATGATTTTTATTGGACACCTTTGGCCGGACTTGCTGAGAGAGTTATCATACCGTTTAGGTACGAAGGCAGGATTGTAGGCAATACCGCACGTAAAGTCATAGAAGGCAAACCTAAATATATCAGTGACCAAACTCCTGGTTATGTTTTTAACCTAGATAATCAACGACCTATAGACTGGGCCGACGACCAACGATATGTTGTAGTCGTAGAAGGTCCTATGGACGCACTAAGCGTCAATGGTGTTGCTATACTTGGCGCAGACATCATGGACAAACAAGCCATGCTGATTAATCGACTAGGCATGACACCTGTGTTAGTGCCAGATAGAGATCAAGACGGACTTAGAACTATCGAGCAAGCATTAAATTTAAAATGGAAAGTAAGCCTCCCAGATTGGCACCAAGATATCAAAGACAGCAACGATGCTGTGCGTAAATATGGACGTCTGTGGACAATTAAAAGTATCATGGACGGTATAGAAACAAACGAACTAAAAGTAAAATTAAGGATGAAGCAATGGGTTTCTTTAAAAGAATCATAGACTGGTTTGCCGAACGACGCAAACAACGCAAATTAAAAAAACGCTTAGAAGAATTACGTAAACGGGATCCTTTTATCTACAAATGATTACATGGGGAATAAGTGCAAACAGTCATGATGCGGCCATTGCTGTGTTTGCCGATGATCAATTAGTATACGCAAGCCACAGTGAAAGATACAGTCGTGTAAAAAACGATGGCGCCCTTGACCTAGTAATGGTCAATGAACTAAGAGACAAATACGGTGAACCAGATCGTGTAGTATGGTACGAGAATCCGTGGTCCAAATCTTTTAGACAATTATTTGCCGGACAAGGTTGGAAGTTCAGCGAAAACAATGTCAAAGACTATTTGCGGAAGTTTAATATTCGTGCGCCCATTACTTATAAGTGGCATCACGAAAGCCATGCAGCCGCCGGCTACTATACAAGTCCATTTGATAACGCCACAGTGGTGGTAATTGACTCTATCGGCGAATTTGAAACTATCAGTGTTTGGCAAGGCAAGGGCAACAAACTTAAAAAGTTATGGAGTCAAAATTATCCTGACAGCGTAGGACTTTGGTATAGTGCTATGACTGATAGAATTGGATTAAAAGCCAACGAAGAAGAATATATTCTCATGGGAATGGCCGCACTAGGCGACCCATTACGCCTTAGCGGAGATATCATTGCAGACTTTGTAGATTTTTATCATCCCAGCGAACATGGCATACGTTTCAAACAAAATTTACACAAAGGCTGTAAAGATTGGCGCCCAGATCTAATTGCAGACTTTGATCGTTATGACATTGCCGCAGGTACACAACATGTCTATGAATTAATCTTTCATAAAATTTTACAAGACGCAGTTAGACTAAATCCTGGTTGTCCTAATCTTGTTCTAATGGGCGGTTGTGCATTGAACTGTGTAGCCAATGCTGATGCATATACATATTTTAAGAATGTTTGGATTATGCCTAATCCAGGTGACGCAGGCAGTGCAGTTGGTGCAGTACTAGCAGATAAACGCAAGCACATTCATTGGCCAGGTCCGTATCTGGGCTATGATATGGGTTACCATACCAGCAATGATCAAATTGTCAAATACCTGTTAGAAAATAAAATTTGTGGACTTGCAAGAGGGCGAGCAGAATATGGTCCACGTGCTCTTGGTAATAGAAGTTTGATTGCGGATCCTCGCGGTCCTGAAGTAAAAGATAGACTTAATGCTATTAAGAAACGAGAAGACTTTAGACCATTTGCTCCAGCAGTATTGGCAGAGTATGCTGATAAAATTTTTGATATGCCCACTGGATCAACACCATATATGCAATACGCTGTGAAATGTCTGAGACCAGATTTATATCCAGCCATTGTACACTTGGATGGTACTAGTCGTGTACAGACTGTTACCAAAGAAGACAACCCAGAGTTTCATGCATTGTTGTCTGAATGGTATTTTCAAACAGGATGTCCTTTACTGGTTAACACCAGTTTGAACATCAAAGGCGAACCAATTGTAAACACTCACTTAGATGCAGATCGGTGGGAAAACAAGTATGGAATTCCAATATTCCGTTGATTTTTATAACTCTTTAGTATATAATACTAGTATATGGCTACCAGACAAAACACAGATTACGGATACGACATCCAGAAACTTTATCTAGAAATGATGCTCAGTGATGCAGGTACATTTGTACGCTGTCAGAGTATTTTAGATCCCACATTGTTCGACAAACGCTTGCAGGATGCGGCAGAGTTTACTACAAACTATGTCAGCGAGCATAATGCACTGCCCACCTTTGAAATGGTCAAGGCGGCAACTAAAACTGAACTCAACAATCCAGGCACACTCAAAGACGAGCACTATGATTGGTTGCTCACAGAGTTTGAAACATTTACACGTCACAAAGGACTTGAACGTGCTATTCTAAAGAGCGCAGACTTGTTGGAAGA